AGAATCTAGAAGGCGGCGGAGCTGGACTAAAGGGCGCTATGGAATTCATGGCAATGCTAAAGAAGTCCATGCACGAGATGGTCGGCGTTCCTGAAACCGCTCTAGGTCAAGCCCAGCCTATTTCAAATACTTCAGGTGTAGCTCTATCTATTCAGTTCCAACCTTTGATGAACCGCTATCACCAAAAGATTGTTCAGTACGCTTATGGACTAGAGCGCGTAAATGATTTAATTCTTCGTAATCTAGCTGTTAAAGAACCAGAGACATTTACCTGGAACCCTGAGAGCGATACACTGCCAAAGCGTGACCAACTATTACAGCTTGACCCTAATGACCCATTAACTTATAGAACTTATGTCCACTTCCCGCCACCTTTGCCTCTTGACAAACTAATCGTACTTAACGAAGTTCAGTCAATGCTATCTCTAGGTCTTGAATCTAAAGAAGGCGCTCTGCGTACTCTAGGTGAAGAGTTCCCAGCAGAGAAGCTACAGGAAATCCGTCAAGAACTCATTGATGACGCCAAGGCGGATGGCGCACTTAAGCTTGTCCAATCCGAAATCCAGAACGAAATCATGACCCTAACCGGCATGGTTCCTGGACCGGATGGAGCAGCCACACCTATGGCCCCAGACCAGGCAGCTGCAATAGGAGCAGGTGGCGGTTCGCCAGCTCAAACTCCTATTCTTGATGGGGCAACAATTGAGGGTATGCGTCTTGGGGAACAGGATATACGTCAGCGTCTAGTCACAGAAGCTTACGGAACCAAGATTCCTCAAAAGCGAGTACCACAAGAATATGAGAAATAATGGCTAATTTAGCCTGTAATTTTTTATATTTGCGGAAAAATTGTTAATGTAAAAACCGAGAGGTCATATGTGCTACGAGCCGCAAGGTTCATTCGTAAAAAGACCCAAAGAATGAAGAGGATACAAATGGAAACTACAGCAGAAGTTGCTGCAGAGGCTTTCGCAGCCGAAGCAGGAGTTGCACCTACAATAGTAGATGCTGGCGTTGACGCGCCAACTGTTACACCAACTGACAGCGTTCCTCGTCAATTTCGTTACACAGACGAAGATTTGGCAAAGGTACGTAGTCAGGAAAAAGATAAGCTTTATCCGCAGATTGAGAAACTCAAGTCCGAACTTGAAGACCTCAAGAAAGCGCGTGAAGCTGAACTTGAAGCAAAGCAAGCAGAGAAAGAGGCTATGGACGCTGAAGAGCGTGCTCGCCTTGAGGCTGATTTAGACGTCAGAGAACTTCTGAAGAAGAAGGAAACTGAGTGGACTGAACAGTTGGAGCGTGAGCGCCAGGAGCGCGAACGCGCCTTCGCTCTACTTGAGCGTGAAAAATCTTTTGCTGAGTTACAAAATTTCCGCCAGCAACGTCTGGAGGAAGAGCGGGAAAGCATAATTCCCGAGCTGTTAGACCTCGTCACGGGCAACACCCAAGATGAGATTAACGCGAGTATCGAAGGGCTCAAAGCTCGTTCGTCTCGCATTCTTGAATCCGCGCAGCAGGCTATGCAAACTGCTCGCAAAGAAATGACGGGAACGCGGGTAACCGCGCCGTCAACCGGACCACTGGACATCAATATGGACCAACGTCAGTTAACGGCTGAAGAAATTGCAGCCATGCCGATGAACGAATACGCAAAATATCGCCAACGACTTTTGAGCCCTTCGGCTCAGGGACGTTCGCAGGGACTGTTCGGGTAAATCCCAAAATCCAAATCCAATTAAGGAGTAATGACTAAATGGCATCTGGTATTACGGGTACCGGCAATCTAGCTGCGGCCCCTACAGCATACTCAGGTACCAACACCCAGCTTACTCAAGCGATTCAGCAAATCTGGTCCAAGGAAATCTTGTTCCAGGCTATGCCAATTCTTCGCTTTGAACAGTTCGCTGTCAAAAAGACCGAGCTCGGTGTTGCCCCTGGTCTCCAGATTAACTTCCTGCGTTACAACAACCTTGGCTTCGCTTCAAGCCTAGTTGAAGGTGTTCGTATGCAGACAAACGCGTTGACCGCACAGCAGTTCTCAATCACCGTATCTGAGCATGGATATGCTCTTGCGGTTTCAGAGCTTCTTCTCAACGCTTCATTCGATGACGTAATGGCTTCTGCCTCACGTCTTCTTGGTCGCAACATGGCTCTCTATCTTGATAAGTTGAGCCGCGACACACTCTACGCAGCAACATCCACCATCTATGGTGAAGACCGTTCTGCGCTTTCTGCAGTAAACAACTGGTACGCATACGGAACCACAGCTGCTAACCGCGCTGCGATGACCGGTGCGTTCTACCTCACTCCTCACACTGTGAAGGACGCTGTTGAGACACTCTCAACCAAGAACATTCCACGGCTAGGTGAAACCTACGTGGCATTCGTTCACCCACACCAGTCACGTCGCCTACGCGACATGCCTGAGTTCATCGAAGTAACGAAGTACGCCGCTCCTGGTAACTTCATGCTCGGTGAAATCGGACGTCTTTATGACTGCGTGTTCATTGAGACCACTCAGGTCCGTAAGGTTGTCGGTGGTGCAGGTACCAGCTACACAGCTGATACAGCAGTAACCCCAACAGTCACAGCTGGTGGCGGATATATCTCCCCAGCAGAGTTCACCGGTAACGGTGGCTCAGACCGCTATGACGCTATCTTCATTGGAGATAACGCATTCGGTCACGCTATCTCACTTCCAGTCGAGCTCCGCGATGGCGGTATCCTTGACTTCGGTCGTGAGCATGCGCTTGCTTGGTACTCAATCTTCGGTCTCGGTCTAATCACTGACCAGGCTGTTGTTATTGCAGAAACCAACTAGTTTCAAATGTATGGGAGTGGGTGTAACAGCCCACTCCCTACAACAACATCGAGTTAATAAATCGGAGGAACAAAAGTGGCTAATAAAGCAAAACCGACAGACTTTACTGGTCGTCAACGCGAAGCCCTAGCAAAAGAGTTTGCTGAAGAGCAAGCTAGTCGTGCAAACGAGATGTCGTTAGCAACAGCAGAAGCCGCCTACAAGGCAGAGCATGAAGTAATTGATGCTACTAGCCCTAAAGGATTGACAACTGTAGTTGTTGAAGATATCAAGAAGACAGGTGCAAAGGGAGACACCGTTGTTATCCGTGTAGCGGATGACATCGAGAATATGACTCTCGGCGCAGGAACAAGCTATAGCTTTAAGGCAGGGCAAAAGTACGAGGTAACTCGTGATGTTGCTCGTCACCTTGAAGAAAAAGGCTACCTGGCTGGAATTCTCTAAAGCACTTTGACGCGGGGCAGCGGGCACAGTAAAGGGCCCGCTGTTTCGTTTAGTTTCAACAAGGAGTGTACGTGGCAACCCTAGCTGACTTGGTTTCTAAGGTTCGTATGGAGCTAGGTGACCTACCCAAACAATTTACTAAAACCTTCGTTGGTGATGGTTCTACAAAAGACTTTGAGTTAGGCGTCAAGCCCGTAGACGTGTCTACGCTAGTCGTGACCGTAAACAATACCCCTGTAGCAAATCCAACTGGTTACACAATAGAAGCTGGTTATGGGGTCATCCATTTTACTTCCGCGCCTGCTAGCAACGCCGCGATTAAAGTAGTGGGTAGCGTATTTAGATATTTCTCAGATGCTGAGGTCGAGTACTTCGTTAATACTGCAGTTACCCAACACATCTATAACCGCTCTGATTCCTATGGTAGAAGCATGACTCTCAAGATGCTCCCAGAGGTAGAGGTTTACCCAGTAACAATTCTTTCTACTATCGAAGGCCTATACACACTGGCTACAGATTCAGCCTTCGACATCAACATCTTCGCTCCAGACGGCGTGACCATTCCGCGTTCCGAGCGTTACCACCAGCTAATGAACTTGATTCAACAGCGCTCTGAGCAATACCGCCAGCTCTGCGCAGCGTTGAATATCGGCCTATGGCGTATCGAAGTTGGAACTCTACGCCGCGTAAGCCGCACCACCAACAAGCTTGTACCTATCTTTATGCCACAAGAGATTGACGACTCTCGCCGTCCAGAGAGAGTGTTCTTACCGAACGATATGACTGGACGTACGCCCACACCTACTACGGCTGGAATCTACGACATCATCTTGTACCAGGGCGATAGCTGGTACGCGATATTTGATTTCCCTGATTCAACGGATTTCTCTGACCTAGTGTTTAAAGCACAGATTAGAACCTATCCTAACTCTCCTTCTCTATGGGGCGAGTTCACTATTACAGTAGAAGATGCTCCTACTAAGAAGCTTCGTCTAGCACTTACTAAGGCACAAACTGAAAGAATTCCTGCTCGTGCATTCTGGGATTTGCAGGCTACATCCCTTAGCGATGACACCTTTGAAAAAACATACATTCGTGGCCAAGTATTCTGCGAGCGCGAAATAACACAGGATTAACATGGCAGACGAGATTATTGTTACGCCCGCCGATGTTGTAACTGTAGAAGTATCAACCGGTACAGCTGGCGCA